CAACGACGAGTTCACGGCAGATGAGACGAGAGCTGCAAGAAGCGCTGACGGAAAGACCTATCAGGTGCCTGCCAGCATGACATATAAGGAGTGGAAGCCGGCCATGGTGGGCGGCGGAAGCAAGAAGGGCTTGAAAAAGGTCGAAGTGAGCAAGGTGCCAGTCAGCTCTTTTAAGCCTGCAGAAACTATAGAAGAAGCTCAGGCTTATGCGCAGAGGTTCGTTGGTACAGGATTCAGTCCTACTTTCAAGAATCAAATCGACTACTCTGGCATATCGCTTGAAAGCGCCAATGAAATCAATAGGACGCTTGATGGGATATTCTCAAATTCAGATATACCACCGATTAATGGTATTAAGGTAATATCTTCGACATCGAAGCAGGGGAAGAAAGCCTTCGGAGAAGGCGCCGATGCTATAGCCGCATATAATCCTGTAGAACAGGGAATATTCCTCAACAAGGACATCTTAAAAAATACAAAAGCGTATGAGAAGCATCTAAAGGAGTCCAGGGATGCGTGGGACCTGGTAATGTCAGACATCGACAATCTGACAACGGCACAACGCGAGCTGGCCATGAAGTATAAAGAAGCTGGCAGATCGCTAGTGGATGAGACGATAAGCGGAAACATAAAGCATGAAATGGGCCACCATGTTGCATGGCAAGTACTTGACGCTGAAACCAATAACAGCGTTGGCAGCAGAATGTCGAAATTTGCGCCAAAGATTTCCGGCTATGCTAATGCCAGTAAGAACGAATATTTGGCTGAAAGTTATGCCGCATATTTGAACGGTGAAACCAGCTTATTGGATCCTGAATATGTAAAGTATTTAAACGCTAAAAAAGTTGCAATATCACATGAACGTGGTAAAATTAAAGAAATAGAAAAAGTTATTAGTATGCCAGATACCAAGTTTACCGAATATGCATTAAATCCTTTAAAACAACCTGCAAAGGCTAAAGCTTTTAAATTAATTGGATATACAAAAGACAACTACGAAGATCTAAGAAAAGCCATAGAGGATAAAATAGATGAGAAACTGTTTGTCGAAAAAGGTGACATTGGATTTGGTATGAGATATGAATGCATAGTAAAAATAACAGGTCCAAATGGGAAAACTGCCCATGTATTAACGGCTTGGATTGAAGAAAAATCAGGAGATAAACGATTGACCAGTGTATACGTAACAAACAGAGGTATTACAAAATGATTATCAAGCAGTATGATAAGGTAAAGTTAAAAGATGGAAGAACCGCAACAATAGTTGAAGTCTATAAACCAGGCGTAGCGTATATTGCGGATATTGACTTGCCTGGACCAGATTGGGAAACTGTAGATATAAAAGAAAGCGAAATAGAGTCTGTTATTGGATAGAATTATAATATGACGTATTACTCCGAGCAAATGCTTCGGGGTATTTTATTACATAAAGTTAATTAAGACCATGATAAAAACATGGTCTTTTTGATTGCCCGAAAAACCCTTAAGGCGTTAAAACTGACGGGTGAATTTGACCTGCAAGTCATTAAAACTGCTATGTGTGGCTCACAAATAAAGCCAGGAGGAAAATATGAAACTGAATGAACTGTTAGGCGAAGATCTGTGGAAGCAGGTCGAGGAAAAAATCAATGCCAAGAATGCCGGAGAAGCGGACAAGCTGAAGCACATACGCTATGCGGACCTGTCAGAGGGCGAATACGTATCGAAAGCAAAGTATGATCAGCTTGAGGGCGAAAAAAACAACCTTGATGTACAGATCAAGACTCTGAACGGTACCATAGCCACCCTGAAGAAGGACAACGGCGACAACGAGGAACTTCAGAAGACGATCGACAAGCTGAACGAGGACATCAAGAACATGCAGCAGAAGAACTGCGACACCATGAAGATGTTTGCCCTGAAAGAGCAGCTCGACAAGAAGGGCGTGCAGGATCCGGACTACCTGATCTACAGGCACGGCGGCCTTGAGGAGTTCAACTTCGACAAGGGCGGCAACCCGATCGGCATAGATGATGTACTGAAGCCTTATAAAGAAGACAAGGCGATGGCTCACCTGTTCAAGGAACAGCAGAAGTACAAGCCTAACGGCGGATCCGGAGGCGGCGGAGAAGTCAACCCGTTCGCCAAGGAAACATTCAATCTGACGAAGCAGGGAGAACTGCTTGCAGAAAACCCGGAACAGGCAAGGGCACTCGCAGCTGCCGCCGGGATAACAATCTAATTTCAGAAAGGAAGTACAGAAATGGCTAAAACACAGATTAAAGATGTCATCGTTCCTGCAGTCTTCAACCCATATGTGACCAGAAGAACGATGGAACTGTCCGCACTCTACAACTGCGGAATAGTAGCTAACAACCCTGAACTCGACAAGCTCGCCACATCAGGCGGCAACACTATCAACATGCCTTACTGGGAAGACCTGTCCGGCGATGATGAGGTACTGTCAGATCAGACAGCTCTGACTCCGGGCAAGATCACGGCAGGCCAGGACATCGCAGTCCTGCTCATGAGAGGCAAGTCATGGAGCGCAAACGACCTCGCTAAGGCACTGTCAGGAGACGATCCTATGGCTGCCATTGGTGACCTGGTAGCATTCTACTGGGCAAGAATGATGCAGAAGACACTCATCAGCATCCTCAAGGGAGCATTCTCAGCTGCCAGCATGGCAAACAAGGTCAAGGATATCTCCGCGGCAGCTGCTGAGGCTGATCAGAAGATCAACGGCGAAACTTTCCTTGACGCTATGCAGCTGATGGGAGATGCTAAAGATGAGATCACAGGAGTGGTCATGCATTCCGCAACAGAGAATCAGCTCAGAAAGAACAACCTGATCCAGACAGAACTTGATTCCAACAACAAGCCTATAAGCCTGTTCATGGAGAAGAAAGTCATCATCGATGACGGATGCCCGGTATCGTCCGGCGTATACACCACATACCTCTTCGGCCCAGGAGCGATAGGCCTCGGAAATGGAGCCGCACCAACGCCGACAGAGACGGACAGAGACTCTCTCGCGGGAGACGACATCCTGATCAACAGGAAGCACTACATCCTCCACCCTCGTGGAGTTAAGTGGATCGGCACACCTGCAGGATCCTCTCCTACGAACACAGAGCTGGCAACAGGCACTAACTGGTCCAAGGTATACGAGGACAAGGCTATCAGGATGGTCGAGTTCAAGCATAAGCTGTAAGGAGGCACATCATGTCAGCAACAGCATTTCAGAGAATGAGACGCGAGGCCGCTCTTAAGGCGGCTCTCGCCGAAACAGCAGACCTTGAGGGCATGACCGTCAAGCAGCTGACCGAGTATGCGGCTAACGCCGGCATCGATCTCGGCGCGGCTACGAAGAAGGCAGATATCCTCAAGGCGATACAGGATGCAGGGGCAAAACCTGCAGAAGGTACAGAACCTGAAGGAACAGCCACAGAAGGCGCAGAACCTGAAGACGGCGCAAAACCTGCAGAAGGTACAGCACCTGAAGGAACAGCCACAGAAGGCGCAGAACCTGAAGACGGCGGAAAGCCTGCAGAAGGCGAAACCGCAGAGGATAAGGAATAGGTGATTGAGATGGAACTGTCAGTTTTTAAGCTCCTGCTGGGAATAACGACATCGGATAAGGACACACCGCTGCAGTTCATCCTGGACGATGTGACAGAGACAGTACTGAACTACTGTAACATCACGGAACTGCCTGCAGGGCTGAAGAATACGGCCTACCGCATGGCGATAGACCTCTACAGGAACGAGAATATAGGCAGCGAGGATCCTGCATCTCAGGTGACGTCCATAAGCGAAGGAGACACATCGACTTCGTTCGGACAGCACGTGGATGACGCATTTCTATCCACGGTCCTTAAAAACTACATTCCGCAGCTCAACAGATACAGGAAGGTGGGGTTTTAGGTGATCGGATGTATGGCCATAGCCCGGAAGAGGCACAGAGAGGCTATTGAGTCCCTCTACGAGGATACATGCACGGTCATCACCCACGATCCTGTTAAGGTCAATGGAGTGACCGCGTCATACCAGGATGTGACAGTCTACAGCATACAGCCGTGCAGGCTGTCATTCGGCTCTTCGCCGGCGACAAGCCAGACGGACGGCGCTGATGAGCAGACACAGACCATCGAGCTTTTTATCGCTCCGGAGCTGACGATTCCTGCAGGGAGCCGCATAGATGTGACGAGGCAGGGCAAGACCGTCTCGTACAAGTCCAGCGGTGTCCCGTCAGTGTATCCGACGCACCAGGAGATCGAACTTGAACTGTTCGACAGGTGGGCGTGATGGGAAACGTGAAGGTAGATTTCAAGGAGCTTGAGCAGTTCCGCGACAAGTTCACCAAGATGCAGATCGATGCATTCATGGAGGACTGCGCGAAAGAACTGGCGGCAAGACTGCTGAGATCTGTACGGAAAAAGACACCCGTGGGCGTCTATCCTGCATCAAGCGGCAAGAAGGGCGGAAATCTCAGACGCAACTGGACAGCGCAGAAAGATCTCAAGGTGATCAGAAGCGGAAGCCGCTACGTCATCGAGATTAAGAACCCGACGGAATACGCTTCATACGTTGAATACGGCCACAGGACAAGAAATCATCAGGGATGGGTACCGGGGAAGTTCTTCCTCACGATGTCGGAGAACGACATCAGGAGCAAGGCGACGCCGATACTGGAAGCAAAGCTGAACAAATGGCTCAGGGAGGTGCTTAAATGATCAACAAAATACTGAAATCTATAGCATCTGCCATATACGCCGAGTTCGGCGCCGGCTACGAGATCTACATCGAGGACATACCGCAGGGACTGAAAGCGCCCTGCTTTTTTATTATGGCAGTCAGCCCGTCAGACCAGATGTTTCTGGGGCTGTCAGGCGGAAACCAGCGCAGGAAGCTCTCAAACCTGTTTTCAGTGCAGTATTTCCCGTCTGCGGAAAGCTTCAGGCAGGAGTGCAACGACGTAGAGGTACGTCTGAACAGATGCCTGGAAGAGATCACTGTCGACGGCAGCATGCTTCGCGGAACGGATCCGGACGCAACTATATCGGACGGTGTTCTCGTGCACACAGTAAACTATAACTTCTTCGGGAAATCGACGGTATCCGGCACGGATATGCAGACGATCAAGATCGAGGGTGAAATCAATGAATAAAAAAACAGAAACACTGGGTGAGCTGAAATACAGCAAGGCTCAGCTTCTCATGTCCAACAGATTCCGTCATCAGCGCGACATAGTAGACGCCGTCCTTGAGGACGGGGAATACACGATCGCCGAAGCGGAGGGCATGGTAGAAGGATTTTTGAAAGGGAAGGTGAAATAAATGGCATTAGGTGGAGGAATTTTCACAAGTCAGAACAAAGTCCTGCCCGGCAGCTACATCAATTTCGTATCTGCGGCCAAAGCATCAGCACAGCTGAGCGACAGAGGCATCGTGACGATGCCGTTCGAACTTGACTGGGGCGCTGAGGGCACAGTCATCGAGGTGACACAGGAGAGACTGATCAAGTACTCCCTGCAGATGTTCTGTCTATACTATACGGATGC